TTGCTTACACTTATCACGATCAAACCAAAGCCTTGGTATCAACATCTGAGCCGCATGTATCCCATCCTCAACAGGAAGCTTAGGAACAACCCTAAAATTTAAACCCAGATCCCAAGCAACCTCTCGTCTACTCTTACCACTCCCCAACTCACGCACCTCTATATCATGCGGTGCATTGTGCGTCCCATATAAATACTGCTTAGAATTAAGAAGCTGGCAATAATGCGGCAACCCCTCATTCCTATTCTCATAATAATCTATCACATGAACAGCACGACCTACGTTCTGTGTAAACCAAATCGCCGTACTATCCCCAACACCCAAATCCCACCAGGTATCTACCTTGTGACTAGGATCATACGGTACATTCGTTATACGACCCCCTATCGTAGCATCTTCCAACTCCTTGCCATAAATAGCACCAGGAACATTCGCGTTCCAACTACACTCAAACTCCTGAGCATACTGATCCACAGACATCATAGCACGAGCAGCATCTAACTCTTCCTCGTCTAATATCCCTGTCTCACTCGCCTTGTACACCGCAGACAGCCAATCATCACTAGATGCAGCCTGTTCATAAAAATCAAAGAAAGCATTATGCCCCTTCGGTGTTCCCACAAATATACAAAATCCCTTCCTATCAGATAATGCTGGCCTCAATACCTCTGGAAATACACTCTCCGGCATGTCAGCAACCTCGTCCATAACACACCCATCCAAATATATCCCACGTAAACTATCCGGGTTCTCAGCACCTAACAAACTAATCCTACCACCAGTAGGCAAGTCACACCGCAACTCCGTCTCGTGAAACCTCACATTCGGTATCTTACCAGCAAAATGCTTCAGATAATCCCAAGCCACATTCTTAGCTTGCCTATAAGTAGGTGCCATATACGCATACCTTGGGTTACTCTTGCTGCTAAGAAGAGAATGTCTCAATATATGATTAATAGCCCATACCGTCTTGCCAAACCTTCGATGACATACAACAACACCCCACCGCTTCTCTTGCATCTCATTGTGCAACTCCATCTGCAATACACGCGGCTGATACGGTATCTCTATATGCGTCACTGCCGAACAATCCTCTCCTGATCTTCATATATCAATATGCCATTCAACTCTAAGATAGCCTCGTACAGATCAATAAGCAATACCGCAGCCTCAAACTGCTCCTTAGAGCTTTCGCCCTCTACAACGCTTCTCCGTAGCTCTGAGAGATGACCTAGCATTGCGTGTTGGTCTGGGGTCAGTGTGTGTGGCACGGTAACTGCTCCGCAGATATATTATGTAGTAAGAAGTGGCGCGGTGATTCTGGGAGGGTGGGGGGTCTGTATCGCCAAAAATACGGCAAACTATAGCAAATAAGGCGTTTTGTTAACATAATACATATTATGCGAAAACGTTTTATCATTCACGCGCGTAGATCGGTCACTCACAATGTTGGCTGGTGCGTTCAATGCAATACCTCTTCATCCTCATGTGCATTAACAGCGGTATCCCCACCACTCCACGAAATAGTGAAGGTCTGAGCTTGTGGTTGGTCCTCTTTCTTGTCACGTATTCCGAATGGTTGGTTTCTTGCTGTTGTCCATTTCAGCGTGTCAATCTCAAGCCTTCGTCTGTTTACCTCAGCATTGAGAAACCGCACATCACCTTCCGGCAATGGTTCCATTGCAAGCCCATTGATTTTATCCGCGTAAAACTCGGCTTGGAGAATACGCCCTTTGCGATAGAGCGACCACAATTCTTCATCAGCTGCTACCGCCCTGGTTACAGCCCGGTAGCTCGGCATTGCCTTGTCTTTTGTGATGTCAACAAGCGTCTCACCTGATGCCAGACGATCAACTATCTTTTCCATAATGACTGTGTTTACGCTTCGTCTACTCAATCTGTGTTCCTTCAAAAAGGCCCGGACCTAAGTCCGAGCTAGTTATTTGAGGCATACAAAGTTAACAGGCAAAGAACTCTGTATATTTTATATATAGATCATCTCACAATCTAACACAATAAATAATTACTATTGACACTTTGTGACACTTATGTATTATGAAAGCATAACAACAAAGAGGTATACAATGACTAATATAGAAAACTTAATAGCTGCAATGCTAACAGAAAACACTGGTACTCATATACTTGATAGCGGCGGCGCTAGTGGCAGAGCATGGCAACGCAACCAAGGTCAAACTGTTGAAAGCTTTAGAGCACAACCAAGTGCAATCGCAGAAATATATGTAAACGAATTTCAAGGTCAAACGACTGTTGAAATTTCACCGACTGTAAATGTATTTCATTTATTAACCAGCGGCGCGTTAGAACTCAACGAATTATGTGATGAATTTAACGCAATGCCTGTTGATGATTGGGATGGTTATTATTGGGGCGTTTCAGAAAACGGAAAACGTTGGCTTGATAATAAAAGCTTTATCGCAAAAGGCGATGGTTTTAATACTTACAACTGGTTTTCTAATCATAGTCAGACTTTACAAGGTCAAGAGCTTGAGCTTGATGGTGACAATTTTATACTTATTCAAATTCACGGCGGCGCTGACGTTAGAGGCGGTTACACAGACGCTAAACTATTCAAGCTTGATGATTTTGCTGAGTATTACAACGTAATTAATGAGGATTGCGGTTTTTCAGATGCAAACGGCGATATATCATTAAATTGGCATGGTGAGTGGATTAACCAGGACGGTGGCTGTGCTACTGATGATGACTTACTAGCCTTTGCCACGGCTTGCGGTGTTACTGTTGATAGCGGCTCTAAAACTATCGCAGGCGATGCTTATTTAGATTTTTAATCGGAGCCTGTACTATGACAATCTCAGAACTAATCACAATTATCAAGAACATCAAACTTAGCGACGTTGCCATATGCGTTTTAATCTTTGCAATGGTTATCGCATGGCAATTCATAGCACCATAGGAGGGCAAGAAATGACTAAACATAAGTTAAAAACACAATTTACAGAAAGTGAGCTTTTAGAGCTTCTAGAGTTTTACAATACTACTAAAACAATCTTAAACGATATGTCAGAAAATTTTACCACTGACACAAGCAATCTTCACAATTTGCAATTTCAAATGCACAAGGTTCAACAAACGTTTAAGTTTAGACCAAGAGCTGACGAACATGGTGAGCCGTTATATTATTACGCTGACCACGTTCTAGCTAATCATAAAAAAGCTTATTACCCAGAGTAGGAATAAAACAATGACGAAAGTTTATGGTTCAGAAATTACATTTGATGCCTTTGTAAAGTTATTAGAATTAGATAAAACTTTAATCGGTACGAAAGATTATATGGGGGTTGCTTATTTTTGGGGGCTGAACGGTTGCAAATATGTTTTAAGAGATGCAACAGCTGCTCAAAGAAAAAAAATACATCATCGTTGGATTAAGGAAGGCTTAGACTTTCTCAAAGAAACCGACCAACATCATCAGATAATATTTGAAGTAACTGGGATAAGATAAATGAAAGACAGAGTTAAACTTCCCTTGAGTGCTTTTGTACCTGATACAGAAGAGCTTATAAAACAATACAACTGGTTAGTTGAAAACCATCTAGCCATTGACAACCCTAGCTTAGAGGCAGACGGTATAGAACGATTGCTACGTATTCTTTTAGATGAATTATACGTACCACCGTACAAATATAACTATACCCCTTAGAGCCACGGAGAAGCGCCCCTGAGTGCGCTTTTCCCTTTTCCTAAGCCTTACCCCCCTAAAGTACTTTCTAGCCATTTCTCAAGCTTCTCCGCGAGTGCTACGCGCTGCATAGGGTCCGACATAGTGAACTCCTGAGAAACTTCTATAAAATTCTCTGTAGACAACATAGGTCTTAGTCTACGTAGTATTTTCTCGATACGCCACGCTAACGGATCATTCTGTCGTTTCGCCTTGCCCTCTTTGTATCGGGGTTGCATCCTGGTCAACGTCTTAGTCAACGTAGGCGAAATCAAATCACCCGGCTGCTGTATTACAGTGTCAGTGATTACACTGTCTGTCTGTATTACAGTGCTATTACTATGTATATTATTAGTAGTTTCAGTGTATACACTGTGATTAGCACTGTATTCACTTACACTGTAATCACTATCTCGGTCTGTAGACCTCGCGTTAGCGTACTTACGTATTGGCATTTGTCAACCCCCTATTTTCAGAGTAGGTCAACGT